CCATATGATTATGAGTGGACAGGAAAAGAATACAGATTGCAGAATAGTTGTATCCACCTGGCAGTCTCTATACAAGATGCGTAAGGATTACTTCTCTCAGTATAACGTTGTGATCGGTGACGAGTGTCATCTTTTCAAAGCAAAGTCGCTCACATCTATAATGACAAAGCTCATCGACTGTAAGTATAGGTTTGGATTTACAGGAACACTTGATGGAACGCAAACTCATAAGTTAGTACTCGAGGGGTTGTTCGGAAGATCAAAACAATTTGTAAAGACACGTGAGCTCATTGATCAAGAGGTACTTGCAAACTTTAAAATTAAAGCACTTGTTCTCAAGTATAATCAGAACGATAGAAAACAAGTAAGTAAGTTAAAGTATCAGGACGAGATAGACTTCATAGTTGGAAATCTTAAAAGAAATAAATTTATACAGAACCTTGCTATATCATTAAGTGGTAACACACTTTTGTTATTTCAATATGTTGACAAGCATGGCAAAATATTGTATAATCAAATCAATAAAGTAGCAGAAAACGATAGAAAGGTATTCTTTGTCTACGGTGGAACAAATGCAGAGACACGGGAAAAGATTCGGGCTATCACCGAGGAAGAAGCAAACGCAATCATCATTGCTTCATACGGTACATTTAGTACTGGCATTAATATTCGCAATCTTCATAACATTATTTTTGCTTCTCCCACTAAGTCTCGTATACGTAATCTGCAGTCTATTGGCCGTGGTCTGCGAAAGGGCCAGTCAAAAGATAAGGCAACTCTCTACGACATAGCCGATGATTTACGAAATAAGAGCAAAGTAAACTATACACTGAAACATTTTGCCGAAAGAATTAAAATATATAACGATGAAGAGTTTGACTATAAGATCTATAACATTAACTTATAGAGGACAATACAATGGATGTTTTATATCTTAAGTTAGTATCAGGAGAACACATAGTATCTTTCGTGGATACTATCGATGATCAGTATGTTGTTTTAGATAAGCCTCTTCAGTTGTTCGTTCAAAATAGTGTAAATGGAGCAGCTGTTCGAGTTGCAAAGTGGATTCCGTTTATTGAAGATCACTTGCTATCTTTAAAGCAAAACCATATACTGATGTACTCAAAACCTACACAGGACATTGAGGACTACTACTTCGAAGCTATCAATGCTTTAAGCGATGAAGAAGAATCTATAGGCCTTGCAAATGAAGAGCGTGATATTGAAGAAGAGGAAGTAACAATGGCTTTATACGAAAAGTTTTCTAATACAAGTATAGTGGTGCACTAATGGCAAAAAAGAAGTCACAGCACTATGTAAATAATAAAGAGTTCCTTGCAGCCATGATTGACTATAAGGAACAGGTTAAAAAGGCAGAGGCGGCAGGAAAGGAAAGACCTGTTGTTTCTCACTATGTAGGCGAATGTATAATGAAGATTGCTGTACATCTGTCTCATAAACCAAACTTTATTAACTATACATTTAAAGAAGAGATGATATCAGACGGTATAGAAAACTGTCTGCAGTATATCGATAATTTTAATCCTGAGAAGTCTCATAATCCATTTGCATACTTTACTCAAATTATTTACTATGCATTCCTTCGACGCATACAGAAGGAAAAGAAACAGATGTATACTAAGTACAAGCTGATGGGTGAAATGGAAGTAATGAATCTTACGAGTGATTCGCAAAGCCATGATGACAGTTATGTTCCACAGGGTAAGATGAGCGAGTGGAGCAAGGATCATGTAGGAAACTTTATACAAAACTTTGAAGAAACAAAACGTCGTAAGAAGAACAAAACTTCTACAGCCATCGACGTCTTGATAGAGGACTAATGTTAGCAGCAGTTATAACTGACACGCACTTTGGTGCAAGAAACGATAGCAAGACATTCTTACGATACTTTGGTAAATTTTATAAGGAAGTATTCTTTCCTTACTTAGATGAACACAACATCAAGACAATATTTCATCTTGGAGATATTGTTGATAGACGTAAGTTTATTAACTATGTAACATTGCGAGAGTTCAAGGATATCTTTGTTCAGCCATGTATCGATCGTGGCATAAAGGTACACGCTATCGTAGGTAACCATGATATCCCTTATCGTAATACAAACGAGGTCAACGCACTCAACGAGCTGTTTGGAGATAAGCATCATCTAATTAGTGTGTACTCCGATCCACAGAATGTAACATTTGACTCATGTGATATAGCAATGTTGCCGTGGATTAATAATTCCAACTATGCAGAGTCAATGCAGTTCATTAAGAACACAAAGGCTCAGATATTATTCGGACACCTTGAGATCAAAGGTTTCGAGATGTATCGTGGCATGCCAAATCCACATGGATTAGAAAAAGCTTTATTCGATAAGTTCGACACAGTATGCTCCGGTCACTTCCACCACAAATCAAGTAGAGGTAACATTCACTACCTTGGTAATCCATATGAAATGTTTTGGAACGATCATAACGATCAAAGAGGGTTTCATATATTTAATTCTGAAGAAAGAATGTTGACATTTGTTCAGAATCCTTATAGAATATTCCATAAGATATGGTACGATGATACTGATATGAAACTTGAGAAGTTTTTAGAAAGCTTTGACTTTGGTTCCTATACTGATACTTATGTAAAGGTTATTGTACAGAATAAGTCAAATCCTTATTGGTTTGATCTATTTCTTGATAATCTTTATAAGTCAAATCCTGCGCATTTATCAATCGTCGATGATCACAAGAATGCAGATCTACAAACCGAGGAAGAGATCATTAGCGAAGCGGAGGATACATTGACTTCTTTATATAAGTATGTTGATGTAATGGACACAAAAGTAGATAAGTCTCAACTTAATCAGTTGTTTGCTAATCTATACACTGAGGCCCAGAACCTGGAAGTTTAATGATACGATTTCATAATGTTCGGTGGCAGAACTTTCTGTCATCCGGAAATACGTGGACTGAAATACAACTAGACAGGAGTCCTAATACTCTTGTGATAGGTGAAAACGGAGCCGGTAAGTCGACTATGCTCGATGCGCTTTGTTTTTCTTTGTTTGGTCGACCTTTCCGTAAGATCAATATTCCACAACTCGTTAATTCAGTCAATCAGAAAGGACTGATGTGCGAGGTTAACTTTACGATTGGATCAACTCAATACCAAGTTATACGTGGAGAAAAGCCAAAGAAGTTTGAGATATACAAGGACGGTAACCTACTTAATCAAGTTGCATCACGCCGTGAGTATCAAATACATCTTGAGCAAAATATACTCAAGCTCAACTACAATTCATTTACACAGATCGTTATACTAGGCTCGTCAACATTCGTTCCGTTTATGCAGTTACCTGCTCACCTACGTCGTGATATCATCGAGGATCTTTTGGATATCAAGATCTTTACAACTATGAATATGTTACTGAAGGAAAAGATTGCGGACAATAAAACAAAGATAACCGATGTTAAGAATGCATTGCTCGTTGAAGATGAAAAGCTTCATCTGCACGAAAACTATATTAACGAGATTGAGAGTAAGAACCGAGAGCGCATTGCTAACCTCATGACTGAAGTGGATAAATCGGAATCTTCTATCAGTCGACTTACACTATCCATCGAGTCGAATAACACAAAGATCAAGGAACTGCAAGAAAAGATTAGCGACGAAGATTCCGTACATAAGAAGCTGCAGGATATACTAAAGATTGAAACTAAGTTCGGCGATAAGATCAAAAAGTATAAACGTGAAATAAAGTTCTTTCAGGATAACGATCACTGTCCTACCTGCGATCAAGATATCAATACAACCATTAAGAAGACTAAGATCGGAGAAGGAGAACAAAAGGTACATGAAGTTACCGATGCTCTTGATAAACTACAGGTTGAACTCGACAAAGAAAATCAGCGACTCCTTGATATCACAGAAGTTAATAAGGAAATCCAAGAGTACCTTACAAAAGTAACTGATGAGAACAATCAGATTTCTTCTCTTAACAGATACATCAGGCAGATGAGAGAAAGCATCGATACAGAAGTATCGGACAGCACAGACCTACAAGCCGAGAATAAAAAGTTAAACGATCTTAAGAAAGCTATCAAGGCTCTTGAGAAAAAGAGAGAGCAACATATCAACGAAAAGGAGTTGCTCGATGTTGCTTACGATATGTTACGAGACAAAGGTATAAAAACACAGATCGTACGACAGTACATACCGGTAATGAATAAACTTGTTAATAAATATCTAGCGGCGATGGAATTCTTTGTAAGTTTTGAACTCGATGAAAACTTCGAAGAAACGATTAAATCCAGACACCGTGATAAGTTTAGTTATTCATCGTTCAGTGAAGGTGAAAAGATGCGTATTGATCTTTCGCTATTACTTACATGGCGGTCGATTGCAAAGATGAAGAACTCCACAAATACAAACCTTCTTATTCTTGATGAAGTATTTGATGCTTCACTTGACTCGAACGGTTGTGATGAGTTCCTTAAATTGTTAAATGAACTTGGTATGGATACTAACATATTCGTTATAAGTCATAAGGGTGATATACTACAGGATAAGTTTCGTTCTGTGGTTAGGTTTGAAAAACATAAGAACTTTAGCAGGATAGCAGCATGATTCTACATAAGGCCACCCCAGATAGAGCATACTTAGTCGAGGATGATCCAGTACGTCCGAACATTAGTTATGCATTCAGAACGTCTGCAAATAAAGACTTCTTTGTATATGAAAATGAATTTACAGGTGATGCTGCAGCTTGTATATGCGTATCATACAATGATCAGGTTCCTAAGAGTATGAGGGATCTCGTAGAGTTTCCAGATTTTAATGACCCTGCTAGTATCGCGGTGTTCTATACGGTATGGTCATATCAGAAAGGAGCAGGGAGAGATATTGTCTTTAAGACGGTAGATTGGATAAAAGAAAATAAACCGCATATACATAGGTTCGTAACACTTTCTCCAAAGACTAAGATGGCAGAACGTTTTCATCTACGAAACGGTGCAGTTCTTTTATCAGAAAATAAAGAAAGCAACAACTTTGAATATAGGAATGTTTGATGGGTGTATACACACTAATTGATAATGCAGATCCGATCCTGAAGGAAAAGACTGAAGCATTCAACTTTAATGATCCACAGATTCCACCTGAGCAACTTGCGTCTATGCTTGCTGATACGATGTGTCTTGAAAACGGTATAGGTCTTGCGGCACCACAGGTTGGTATAAATTTATCCGTATTCGTAATTGGTGATCCTTCAAATAAAGAAGGAGTCATGGCCATGTTCAATCCAAAAATTGTTGACACCTTTGGTGATATGGTGTACTATATGGAAGGATGTTTAAGTTTCCCAGGTCTTTATGTAAAGATCAAACGTCCTGCTGGTGTAAGGGTTAGGTTTACTGATATGTACGGTAGAACAACGACTACTAAGTATAGCGGAATGACCGCAAGATCGATACAGCATGAGTACGATCATCTAGATGGTGTGTTGTTTCAAAAGCGTGCAAATCGTATACACCTAGACAAGGCCAGGAAAGACTATAAGATGTATATGCGAAGAAGAAAGAAGGCAAGTGGAAAGAGCAACTGAAGATACCATGTTCACCTATCTCGAAGGACTACGCCATTCAGGTGTAACGAATATGTTTGATGCAGGTCCATACCTTGAGCGTGAATTTGGATTGGATCGCAATGAGGCTAAGAAGGTATTGTTAGATTGGATGAAATCATACGAATGAGTGTATATCCTGACATCGATACGATCCATCCTAATCGCTTGATCTCTTACTATATGATGAGCTCTTATCTCTACTATAAAAAAGATAAGAACGTTCTTTCTGATGCTGATTACGATAAGATGTGCAAACGCATTCTTGCGGAGTGGAAAGACATTAAGCATCAACATAAAAGAAGAGTAAATCGCAAGGCTCTTGGAGCAGGAACAGGATATCAGATTAAGAACTATCCTAATATTGTAATGTCTGCCGCCGAAGGGTGGTATCAAGATTGGAGTAAAGAGTGTGAGCAATGATTGGGTAAAAGATATTAATGATATGCATGTAAAGTATGGCGTGCATGAATGGGTTAAGAATAATCCAGATAAACTAAAGAAGTACCTCGAGTTCAGGATTAACTTCTTACAGGAGGAACTCGATGAAACTCAGCGGGCAGCATTTATTTACGAAGATCCTGAAGAAATCGTGGATGGTCTTATTGATCTTTGCGTTGTTGCTATTGGAACCTTGGATGCATTTGGTGTTGACGCCAATGCTGCTTGGGATCAAGTCTTAAAGGCAAACATGGCCAAGGAAGTCGGTGTCAAACCGGAACGACCAAATCCGCTTGGGTTGCCTGACCTGATGAAACCTGAAGGATGGCAGCCGCCATCACATAAAAATAATACAGGAAATCTCTGAAACTTATTTACATATATCTTTTTTTAGATATAATAATCTTATTCGGTCGATGACGGCCATACCTTACCAACACCCATACCTCACGAAGGAACTTACAATGGAAACGATGAAACTAGAATTGCCGATCTACGAGAAGCAAATTTCTAACGTGTTTAGGTATTATCCTGATAAAGGAGAATACTATAAAAATTCTGGCTGTTCACTTGAAATATGGCAAGAAAATAAATTGCTATCTTCGATTAAACCGTTTAATGAAATTATGTATATTGACAATGTACGTAATGCTATGGCGCCTGACAAACAGAAGAATACTTGGCTTTGGCTTTGTTTTGGAAACATTATTAAGGAGGCCGGTGGCAAACTTTATGATGAGCGATTTTCTCAATACAGAGGAGGAGATATTCCTGTGAGTTCTCGAGAAGAAGAAGAAAGTGAAGGAGTGTACGAATATAGAGGCCAATCGTATTGTGTTTATTACGCTAAAGAAAGCAGAAAATATAAACTCCGATTTGATGTTAAAGATTATAGGCACAGACAAATTAGTACTCACGGAGCATTACATAAGACTATTAAAGAGTGTCGTTCATTTGCGCATAAGGTTATTGATGAATTGAATCTAACAGATAGTCAGTATAAGTTTGAAGTTATTAAGCATGTTTCTAAGATGATTAAGCAAGGAGCAACACTATGAGTGAAGCCTCCGGTGAACGTGAGTCAGTCAAAGTTTTGAGAGAATGCGTATATCTACAGACTCAAAAGTCGCAGGATTATCAAAACCCAAACTCAAATGTCGTGCAGGCCATGCACTATCGTCGTGGTGTTGATACGATCCATGATATGATATGGCAAAAGTTACTTCGAGCACAGTCTTTACTCGAAGCAGAAGGCGACCCTAACTTCGAGTCTCTCGAAGATACATATAAGGATATGATCAACTACTGCAGCTTTGCCGTATCGTATATGCGCGGTAAGATGGAAGGTCAGGATCCGGATAGGGATATGTTCAATGCAAAACGTAAATGATGTCCGTCAATACTTCATCGATGAGTTAGCTGCTAAGCGTTTTGTAACCGATAAGACCGGCGTCAAAACTATCGAGATGGTTGCTGCTCAGTTTGTAGTCGATGAACCTTCCATCTTCGGTAAGGTCAACAAGGATTATGTCCGTCGTGAAATGGATTGGTACAAGAGCATGTCTCGTAATGTATACGACATTGAACCTCCTGTGCCTGAGATCTGGAAATCAGTAGCTGACAAGGATGGCAACATCAATTCAAACTACGGTTGGTGTGTATACTCCGAAGAAAACTATAACCAATACGAGCGCTTGATCGACGAGCTCAAGAAGAACCCTGACTCTCGTAGAGCAATCCTGATCTATACTCGTCCTTCCATCTGGGTTGACTTCGATGAAGGTGGTCGATCCGACTTTATCTGTACTAATGCTTGTCAGTATCTTATTCGAGACGGTAAGTTGGTTTCTATCGTCAGTATGCGAAGTAACGATGCCATCTACGGTTTCAAGAATGATGCAGCATGGCAGATGTATATTCACCAACTGATTGCTGATGAACTCCTTGTCGAGAAAGGTGATCTGATTTGGAATGCAGGTTCTTTACATGTATATGAACGACACTTCGATCTTGTACGAAACGAACCACATCATTGGAATCGTAAAGCAACGGTAAATTTAAAATGATCATTGAGAACTATCAACTGAACGATAAGCAGATTGCATACAGCGATAAGATGGCTGCAGATCTATTCAGCAACGGAAGAACCAACTATAATAACGAAACACTTGAGCATAAAAAGAGACAGTGCTTAAAGGGAAATCTCATTGAGTTTGCGGTGATGCATCTGTTACCGAACTCAAGACATGCTGGTGATGAAGCACCGAACTATGAGTTTGATATCATTACGACTCATGCCGATGTACAAGAGGCATTTGGTTGGTCCTTGAAAAAAGAAGGTCGAGCGACGATTGAATGTAAGCATATGAGTCGTCAGGATTATAAACAAGAGCAGACGTTTATTACATTTGAGAAGGAACGTATCTTTCATGCACAAAGGCATATCGATGCGATAGATTACGTTCTTGTAGCAGAGACGCTTAATCGTAACGATAAAGTATATTCCGGTGATATTGAGATACTTGGAATCTTTGCATCACACGTACTTTCTGATCGTCGATATATACAGAAGAGTAAATATAACGATAAGTATTTCTTAAAGAACTATCCCATTGAGGGACACAAAGTAGGTAAGTACTTTTGGAAATGATATCGTATAGCTGGCATCAAAAGTATCTAGGACTTGCAAAACATGTTGCGTCCTGGAGTAAGGATCCGAGCAAACAGATCGGAGCTGTAGCTGTTGGTGATGTCGGCGAGATACTTGCTACTGGGTTCAACGGTTTACCTCGTGGCATAGAAGATACGGAATTTAGGTTGACAAACCGTGAAGAAAAGTATAAGTTAGTTGTACATGCAGAGATGAACTGTATATACAACGCAACACACAATGGTATCTCGTTGCGTGGAGCAACACTATATGTATGGGGTCTGCCCGTATGTAGCGAATGTGCAAAGGGTGTAATCCAAGTTGGTATCAAACACGTTGTGATGCCACACGAAGGAGATGTTGTACCACTCAAGTGGGCACAATCGTTTATGGCAACGGCAGACATGTTTGAAGAAGCCGGAGTGACTTATGAAAGAATCAGTCTTAGTGATGGGGATCAATCCATCGAGCCAAGCATGGCGTAAGAACTGCTCATTGGATCGACTACAGATTTGGATGACCAAGTTAGGTTATGAACACTACTGTTTTAGTAATGTCATACCGTATGAAGGCGAGTACAAACTAAAAGATGTTGATCTCGACTTCGTAAAAGAACAAACCATCGGCCATAGTAAAATTGTTGCACTAGGAGGATTCGTATCGACTGTCTTTCGTCGGTGTGGTATAGAACATTTCAAGATGCCTCATCCATCGCCTCTGAACAGAAGGCTAAATAGTAAGGAGTATGAACTTGAAATGTTGGATGAGTGTAGGAGGTACTTATGCTAAACGTTGTCATTCCAGCTGCAGGTGAGGGTACAAGACTTCGCCCTTTGTCAACAAACGTCTCGAAGGCGATGGTTCCTGTCAATGGAAAACCAACGATCGCTTATATCATTGAACAAGTAAGAAAGCTAGCTGATGTCAAAGAGATCGTAATCGTCGATGGTAAATTTACAGATATCCGTGAGTTCGTTGAGTTACGATATGATGATGTAAGCTGTGTTAATCAAGGTTCTTTGGATGGACCAAGGGATGCAATCGCAAAAGGTGTTGCGGCACTAAAGGATCCAAACCTACCGTTGGTTGTATGGCTTGGAGATGCAATCATTCTTGATGATGATCTTCCACTCGGATCCGACTTTGTTCTTACGACAAAGGTCGATGATCATTCTGCTTGGTGTATGTATGATGGCGATAAGTACTATAACAAACCAAAAGAAAACATTGATAATGCAGAAGCGCTTGTTGGATTATACTCATTCTCAAAAGGCTGGGATGCAAGACACCACTTTATAAGAAACCAAGGATACGATATCAGTGAAGCCATCGATGCTTACTGTAAAGACTTTCAGTCCACGACTCCTCGTCGTATGAAATCAATCAATACAGATCAGTGGTACGATATCGGTGAACTGCGTACATATTATAAAACTTCTGCTGAACTTCTGAACCGTAAGAGTCGAGCATTCAATGATTTCAGTTATGACTCAATGCTTAACATTGTAACTAAGAAATCTTTTGAAAGACCACAAACGATTGCACAGGAAAAGAATTGGTATCAGTGCATCAACGAAGAACAGAAACTCTTCACTCCTAAACTATATGATCGTGGTCCGTGGCTGAACCTATCATACGAGACTGGTACATTGGTATCAGATCTCTTTATGTTTGGCGATCTTACTGAAGGCACCACCAAATATATCATCGATAGAACATTGGATATTGTTGCTCGATACTTCCACCAAGAACCGTGTAAGATAGATGATATCATCGAGATAAATGATAATGTTGAAAGCCTGTGGGTACATAAGAGTATCAGCCGACTTAAAGGCCACTTCGATGAAGAGTACGAAAAGCTATTGATAGATATGGCAAAGTCCGCTGCTGATAATACGATACCAGTCAAATGTATGCACGGTGATCTACACGGAGGTAACATTCTCTATAACAGCTCGAACGATCATATCACCTTTATAGATCCAAGAGGTGGCTTTGGAAATCTTCTTGGTTGTCATGGCGATGCTCTGTACGATCTTGCAAAACTTGCTCACGATTTCTATCATGGTTATGGAGAGATCGTAAACGAAGGTCAGTATAACATATATGTAAGAGACTCTTTCGTTGCAGCGTTGGAAGAAAGAGATCTTCCTGTGGATTTTATTGTTGACCTTGGTGCATTACTTATGGCTACATGTGTTGAGCTGCACAGCGATAAACCTGGCCATCAGTCCCTTATGATCGAAACAGTAAAGAGTTACATTGATGAAAAGCATAGTCATTGATTTAGATCATACGATCTGTATTCCAAACTTGGATATGCCGGATACATATCATCGATATGCAAAGGCAAAACCTGTTACAGAAATTATTGACAAAATGAAAGATCTAAAGTATAATGGATTTAAGATAGTCATAGCTACATCTCGTCGAATGGTAACTCATAGCGGTGATATAAATAAAATCATAGAGGACGTTGGTCAAGTTACAACTGATTGGTTAAAAGAACACGACGTTCCCTATGATGAGTTGATATGGGGCAAGCCATATTCATCGACCTACTATGTTGATGACAAGGCCATGACTCCATCTAGTTTTTTAGAATGGGATATAGAATGAAACGCATAGCTTTCGCTAAGGTTGGTAAATCTATCAAGTTTGCATCAGCTTTCTCTCCAATAGGTGGAGATAACGAAGCGCCTGCGATTTTAAGAGCTTTAGCAAACAATAATCCAAATATCACCTTTTATATTGTCGGTCGTTCCGATTTTCATAAGCTAGATGAAATAAAAGTTCACGAATTATTTCCATATGGGAATGTAGTTGATGTCTGGGGTAAAACCCGGTTTCTAAGTGAAACTGATAAATTTAACCATATTATACAGCAACATAAGAAATATGACTTTGAATATGGTATTATGATGTTTGGTCAGGTTGGCACGGTAACAATCCCAGGAAGAATCCAACAAGTAAAGAATCGTGATCTGATTGCATCCGTTATTGATATGACAAAGAACTACACATCTCCCATTACAATGTGGATGAACGAATGTAAGGTTCCATATGTTGAGATCCAAAACGATCCACGCTATCATTGCAATCAAGCAAGGGATATATTTCATCTTCCTGAGGTTACTTTAAGCCAGTATGATTACACTCTTCAAGCAAGTCATATGAAGAGCTATGATGATCAAGACCGAATTACGACTGATGTAAAAGCTGTATATGCCGGTATGGAGATGGGGTTCTGTTACGATCGTTCGTATCCTACACTTACGGATTATAAGAAGAGCGTTCCCTTTACGGTTGTACTTAATGAAGGATCTCCGTCAAGATACAGCATGCTTAAGGAATGGGTTCTTGATTATAACAAAGACGTTGAGATCTATGGTAAGTGGGAACACGAAGACGCATTAAGCGATACACGGTTTAAAGGATCGCTAAAACTTGAGGATCTTCAGCCGCTTTTACACCGTACCAAATATACACTGATTATTCCAATTGCTAAGGGATGGGTAACGTCTAAGTATATTGAGATGATACACAACGGAGTGATACCATTCTTTCATCCAACTTATGATGAACAGAAACACATCGAGGTAAATGACTTCCTACGACCTAAGTCACCGAAGGATCTGATGGATCGTATTAAGTTCCTTGAGGAGAATCCCAAACAGTACAATGTTCTCCTTGATAAAATGCAGAAGATGTTGAAACATAGCTACTATGACGGTACATATATGTCGCAGCAGATCCTAGGATCGTTCATAGATGATTATGAACTACCTGATCTTTCAAAGTATAAGAAACAAGAATTAAAGACTAACAGTTTAGAGGATTTCTTTTCATGAAATGGGCACCTGTAATACCGCTGATCGGTGGATTCCCTTTAGGAAGCTACTATGCAACTAAAGAGAAGCCGATGGCAATCTATTCATACTCCGCATTTGAAGCAAACGATAGTCATCTTACAAACTATTGGGATGATGTACCATACCGTCGGTTCGATGTCGAAGGAGAAGTGGATACACTGTCAGAAGGGTTGGACTTCGTCGTTGCAACTCCGCCGTGTGCTGCTCTTTCGCAACTGAACACAGGTAAGACAGAAGAAGCAAAAGGTGTATGCGCTGCAAGTACAGTATGGATGTATGAGTCGATACGAGATGCAGTAAAGTATTTGAGCCCAAAGGTTATCATGGGAGAGAATGCTCCTGCACTCTACACAAAGAAGGGATTGCCTGTAGCAGAACAGTTACAGGATCTTGCGACCGAGTTAGGTTACTCCTTTACTTTATACAAGACAAACACTCGTTTTCATGGTATACCACAGAGTCGGGAACGTACATTCTATATCTTATGGAAAACAGATACAGCTCCTGTGATGAACTTCTACGAACGCAATCGTGATACATTCCAACAGTATCTTTCTGAACTTGCAGAGGATGCAATGCAGAATGATATCGTTATCAATAAAAAGTTAACTGACGAACCGCAATGGAGATTCCTAAAAGCAAGGTATAAGACTGATGATCCTCGTCCTATCATTGCTCAGCGAGCAATCACAGCACATAACTATATTATGAAGTCTGATCTGTTACCTGAGTACATTGAGTGGATTACTGACAATGGTACAGAGAATGAGATTCGTTTAGCTCATCATATGAAAATGAAGTACGACAGTGGTCGCGGTATATGGGATTCATCAGTGCATGTCTTTAGCGATGTAATGAATGCAGTCATCGGTCGAAACTTAAATGATACGATTCATCCAAATAAAGATCGTTCATTGACAATACGAGAAGCATTACATATGATGGGATTCCCCGAAGATTTTGAACTCGTTGGTGGTCGATCAAAGCTAAATCATATTGCGCAGAACGTACCTACCTGCACGGCGCGTGATATGACATTTGAAGTTATGAAGTATCTTGACGATGATCTTGATGATAGTGGTCTTCCATTCATGCGTCAGAACAATGTAAAGAAGACTTATGATACACCATTTACAACTGGAGCAACCCTTGAAAGTTTCATATAAATATAATGAAGGAGCAATCCTTAAACAAGTGCAAGACTATATCGATGGTACCTATGATGAGCACTACTCCACAAATAATTATCAAGCGACTGAGTTCATCATCGATGGTGGCCATGGTGAAGGCTTCTGCATCGGCAACATAATGAAGTATGCTCAGCGGTATGGTAAAAAGAATGGCTACAACCGAAAAGATCTTATGAAGATTATTCATTATGCCGTAATTGCTATGCATAATCATGATCTATACAGTGAGGAGAAGTAAATGCCAGAAATCTCTATTGATGTTAGCGAATTACGAAAAAGAAAGATCCTTGTAGCAACACCAATGTATGGTGGTATGTGCGGAGGACAATACACAAAGTCGACGGCCGATCTTGCAAAGCTCGGTGCAGCATACGGAATGACTATCGACTTCTTTTATCTATTCAACGAATCTTTGATTACACGTGCAAGAAACTATTGTGCCGACGAGTTCTTACGGCATGAAGAGTATACACACCTTATGTTTATCGATTCAGATATTGGTTTTAATCCACAGGATGTTCTTTCTCTTGCTGCGATTGCTGATCCTGAAAGTGATAAGGATATCCTTTGCGGTCCTTATCCTAAGAAGACCATCTCCTGGGAAAAGATCAAGCTTGCAGTGGATAAAGGTTTTGCTGATAACAATCCACAGGATCTTGCACGCTTTGTTGGCGATTATGTTTTTAATCCAGTGCAGGGTGCTACTGAAATCGCAATCGAAGAACCAGTTGAAGTCATGGAAGGTGGAACCGGCTTTATGATGATTCAGCGTAAAACATTTGAGAAGTATGCAGAAGCATATCCTGAACTTATGTATCTGCCAGATCACGTAAGATCTGAAAACTTCGATGGTACTCGAGAGATTATGTGTTTCTTTGATGCATTGATCGATCCTAAATCTAAACGGTACCTATCAGAAGACTATATGTTCTGTCAGTGGGCAAGAGAGATAGGACTGAAAGTTTGGTTCTGTCCATGGATGCAACTTACACATATGGGTTCCTATACCTTTGGTGGATCCTTAGCTGATATCGCAGCAATAGGAGCTTCCGCAACAGCGGACCCTCATAATGAAAAACTTAAGTGATTTTTATTTACTTAAGACATTATGTGTGATATTATTATTGAGTTAACTGTGAATATTTGTCATTTTTGTGAGGATAAGAAATGAACATCTCTACTCCAACTCTTTCAATCCTGAAGAGTTTTACTTCTATCAATCCGTCCCTGTATGTAAATGCAGGCAGCGTGATTAAAACGATCTCTCCGCAAAAGACCATCATTGGTCGTGCCGAGGTCGACGAAAGCTTTGATAAGTCGTTCGGTATCTATGATCTTAATCAGTTCATCAGTACCGTAAGCATTCTTGATAATCCTACCTTTGACTTCGAAGATACATCGGTTCATATCAAGAATGGCGAAGCATCAGTTCGTTATGGTTATGCCGATGCGAATATGATTATGCAGGCTCCTGAAAAGGATCTCGATCTTCCTGATGTGGTCGTCGAGTTTGAACTCAAGGACTCTGTATTCAAGAAGACTATGCAGGCAGCCAGCGTTATGCAGCTTCCTAACTGGTCTGTCGTTGGCGCAAACGGTGACGTTACTCTTGTGGTCGGTAACTCAAAGGATGACTCATCGAATGTCTTCCGCCACGTTGTCGGTTCAACCGATCTTGAGTTCGACCTTCTCTTCAAGGTCGAGAACCTTAAGTTTATGTCTGCTGATTACACAGTGCGTATCTCGTCGAAGGGTATCAGCCACTTCTCAACAAATGGAGGTAAGTTACAATACTTCATCGCTACTGAATCCCGCTAATTGAAAGGCTTTTTATATTATGAATGAATTGTGGGTCGAAAAGTATCGTCCGTCTAAGATTGACGATTGCATCCTTCCAACAGAGCTCAAGCAATCCTTTGCTGGCTTCGTGGACAAAAACTATGTTCCTAATCTTCTCCTCTCAGGTGGTCCTGGCGTCGGCAAGACCACGGTTGCGAGAGCAATGTTGGAAGAATGCGAGTTTGACTATATCGTTATCAATGGTTCGATGAATGGTAACATCGACACTCTACGTGTCGAGATCAAGAACTTCGCATCGACCGTTTCTCTTACAGGCAATCGTAAGTATGTTATACTTGACGAGGCCGACTATCTTAATCCGCAGTCGACTCAGCCAGCTCTTCGTAACTTTATGGAAGAGTACTCAAAGAACTGTGGCTTTATTCTTACCTGTAACTTTCGTAACCGTATCATCGATCCGTTGCATTCTCGGTGTTCGGTTATTGAGTTCAAGATCCCAGCCAAGGAAAAACCAAACCTTGCTTCTGGGTTTATGTCTCGAGTGCAACACATACTTGAAGCGGAAGGTGTTACGTTCGACCAAAAGGTTATCGCCGAACTGATCACGAAGCACTTTCCTGATTGGAGGAGAGTACTCAATGAACTACAACGGTATAGTGCTACTGGTCATATTGACACTGGCATCCTTGTCAATCTGGGCGATGATAACTTTAAGAAACTTATCGGCCATCTAAAGGATCGCAACTTTAAAGATATGCGTAAGTGGGTCGGACAGAACCAAGACGTTGAGTCGACCGCTTTATATCGACGCATATACGATACAGCAAGTACATATATCTCTGATCGTTCGATACCACAGTTGGTACTACACATAGCAGACTATTCCTATAAAGCTGCTTTCGTAGCTGATCAAGAAGTCAACCTAGTTGCATGCTTGACTGAAATCATGACGGATTGTGAATTCAAATGAACCCTTTCGATTATGTAAATGCTATTAATGCTGGCAAAGACATAATGACCGGCACGGAGAATGATGAGCTTGCCGAAAAGGGATACAATCCGTTCCTGACGAATCGGCAGTTCTCATACTTTCAAGACACCGTCCACTTTGCTGCAGCTATGAACCAGAACGCGCATATCGATCATAGGTTACAATTTGACTTTTTAATAAATATAGTTAGACCAAAGAAGCGGTTTGCTAAATGGTCTAAGACTGAACATCACGATGATCTTGAAGCAGTAGTACAGTATTTTGGATATAGTTATGAAAAAGCTAAACAGGTCATGGATATTCTGTCTTCTCAACAGATAAAAGATATAAAGAAAAAGCTTGAGAAGGGTGGATTGAAAAAATGAGTTTTGATATCAATAGTCTCGTGGAGGTAAAACTCCGTAACGAAGACGACTTCCTAAAAGTTCGAGAGACTCTAACTCGCATCGGCGTAGCTTCGAAAAAAGAGAAGACTCTTTATCAATCCTGTCATATACTACATAAACAGGGTCGCTACTTCATCGTTCATTTCAAAGAGCTCTTTGCTCTTGATGGTAAACCATCGAACATGTCTGAGTCAGACGTAGCACGTCGTAACACGATCTCAAATCTTTTGAAGGAGTGGGAGTTAGTCGACCTAGTAAAATCGGAGCAGACAGAAAATCCTATCGCTCCGATTAGTCAGATTAAAGTTCTACCGTATAAAGAGAAGAACGAGTGGGAACTCGTTGCTAAATACAATATCGGTAAGAAGAAGGTTGTTAGTTAGGGACCGCGTAGATCTCAGCTTTTGAGTCGAACAGGTCAAAGTAACCGGACTTCAGTTCCTTCTTTCCAGGACGAGGAAAGTCGACAAACTTAGAGCACTTCGACTTCTTTGCAAAGACGGTAATCGTACGATCCTTTGCAAGCTCGTTCCATACGTATCGACCACCGGGTGACTGACTGTCACCTGCCTGTAGGTTGTAGCCTTTCTTGATCAAGAAACTGTACATCTTACGAGCAAGCTTCTTACCACGAAAGTTTGAGTCGACTCTTGCCAAGTCAACATGCCAGAACTTACCACGCTTTGATAGATCGAACTGAGCAGCAATCCTGTATGTATCAACGACATCGTTAGTGAAAGCGGTACGCTGACGTTTTGTTCTTGAACGATCATACACCCAGATCTCAACATAATCCTTTTCGATCTCATCGATCCATATGTCGAAACCAAGATGACGACCAGCGAGGACATAGTCCTCGCCGATCTGACCATAACCGAGATTGCTTCTTTTATCCATTGTTATTTTCTCAGGCATTTGTATCCTTCATATATTTTGCAACAACGTGCGCGGCTTGGGTGGAGTAACCACCGATGTGCCAATCGTATGTACGATGAGGCGTATGACCGAGCTTCCAATCATAGATCGTGGCTGTGACATACTCATCATCAACGAGAAACTCAAGATTCCACTCAGCGGTAACCTTATCGTCACCACTGCTGGTGTAACGAGGCTCACCGAAAACTTCGACGAGATCGTTATAGTTGGTCTTGATGTAACCCACCAGCGAGGTACCGCCGGCAGGCGCTTCGGTATCAATCAGTGTGATAGCCATTAGCTTTTCTCCATGTCGTAAATTTCATTCTCAATGCAGCGCATAACGAGTCGAACCTTACGGAGCTCATCGGAAGTCAGCCGCTTGAGCTGACGGCGGATATGACGAGCGCTGTCGTCCTCTGCTATCCGCTTGATGACGTCAATCATCGTGGTGTAGGTATAATCCATTGATTTCTCCTTTTCATCAACAATATATACATTCTACCCCATAACGCTATATATGTCAATATTTATTTTTATGAATAAAATCAATGGATTACGGATAAGCAGTTGATTTAGTTGGATAATTTTTTTTAGATTTTTTTTAAAAAAAATGCGGTATCCCTATTGACATATATAATATTGTATGGTAGAATGTATATATGATGATAAAGGAAAACAGCATGTTTACATTCGACGATCAAACCGTTTCTGACCTACACAAGGATGCTCGTGGCTTCCGGCCTCATGCAGCTTTCATGGAAGGTTGGAACTCATCCGACGACGAGAACAAACAGGCCATCTGGGATGGTCTCATTCGTGAGCTCGAGCGTCACCAGGCTTGGGAAGCTATACGAGAGCGTGAAGCTCTCAGCGAGTTCCAAGGTGAGCTAGAGATTCTCATCGAATCCGGTGCTGGAGATCGTCAGACCGCTCTGCGTTGGATGACGGAGACCGAGACGTTCCATAACAGCCAGTCGGTTGAGCATTGGGTCTTTAACCGTGGCATCCTGTTCACCGACTTCGGTCGGGAGCTCGTGAAGGAGCTCATGGACATTGTTACTTTTGAAGAGTGGGAGACAGCATAATGTTTGCGCCTGTCGGCTTCTTCACAGTGATGTGTTTTATATGGATTGCGGCTTGCGTCGTGGCGCTTGTAGATTAGATCGATGAGGCAGGCATAATGCAACCTGGAACACAAGTAAAGCTCAAGGGTAAGAGCAAACACGGTAAGAACCGTATTCAGCAGTTCGGCGAGGACTTCTGGGTATCAGAGGTTCGCGACCGTCTTCAAACGACCACGCATAAGAACTTGCCTGGTCCCTTCTTAATGGTCTTCAGCGAGACTGGAGATAACCGATGGGTCGCTCTTAACAATGATCCCGACTTCGAGGTGCAACAACTTTTAACCGAATAGCCGTCGTAGCTCAGTTGGTAGAGCAGGGGTTTTGTAAACCTCAGGTCCGCGGTTCGAGTCCGTGCGACGGCACCATTTATATATGACAAGCATTAACGTATACGGAAAGACAGGGGAGGTCGAGAACACCATCACTATCGATGATGAACTCGAATATGTCGACGGCCGGGTCTCAAAAGGTAACAAGTGTTACTATAAGGGAACCGGCCTTCCGTATGATGGCCACTATATTCTCGAGGAACCATCCTACGAATACAATAAACTCGGCGAGCCAGATATATTCTATCTGGGTTATCACGTCAAGAGAAAGGTATGGGATGGTAAGTACGGTATCTTCAAGGAACCGTATCAGCCGTTCTTTCTCGATCACATTGGATCGTGCGCAGGTAAGGAAGGTACCGTTGTCCTGAACTCAATGCGCTTTGAAAAAACTTCCATCGAGATATATGACTGCATTGAGATCGATAAAGATGACGAGCAGTATTACTATGAGGTCGACTATAAATGCAAACGTCGTACCTACATGGAGGGTGGTAGTCCAGAAGATCTGATGGATCTTATTTTGTATATGCTTGAGAGTCACTGGAACTTTCTGTGGGACAAGGGAGCAATCAACGATGTCAGTTACAACGGTCTTGTGACCGATCCTGCAGATCTTTTCTATTCGGAAGAGCCAAAACATAAGCTAGGTACGGTGTATGCCGTTCTATATAGTCTTGCAGAAAAGAGCCACTCAAAGTTCAAAGAGTTTATAGATCACATCGGACTGCACCATCACGACAATACATGGTTCGTCATGAATGCTCTATGGATGATTAAGGACTATGTCGATATCAACTCTATGCTTTTAAGTAAAGCTTTACATAAAGATAACTACATACATATTGTAAAGAACTATCTGTTGACTGGAAAGAACTGTGCTTATTGTGCATGTGATGCTTTCATCGATCAGGGTGACAAAGTAATGCAACAATATTTAGAAAAGTTTGGAAAACTTGTTGACTCTTAAGCAACTGTTTGTTAGAATACTAACATGATCGGGGATTACTCGATCTGTATACCGAGACGAAGTAAGGGGTGGTATCTCGGACCACACAAAGGAAAGCTCCTTACTTCATTTTTGTAACCACAAGGAGACATCGAGTATGTCGAAATCTAGTCGCGTTCTTGACGCACTTATGAATGGAGAACAGCTTACGGTTAAGCAGATCCGTTCACGTTTTGGAGTTGCCAATCCTACGGCTTTGGTCGACTCACTTCGCAAGTCGGGCGGCTTTGCGATCTACAGCAATGCTCGTACCAACAGCAAAGGTGAAACCCGTAACTTCTATCGTATGGGTACGCCTTCGAAGGCCGTCATTGCAGCCGGGTACCGCGCTTTGGGTACACGCGTAGCGGCCTAATCAAATTAGGGGACGGGAAACATCATTCTCCTTATCATCAACTTTTTCCCGTCCCCTATTGATTATTCTAGGAGAATGATTATATATAATATTGAGAATGCCTTTAGGGTTCTCATATATTAACCTTGCTTAATAGGAGGTACAGATGGCAAGCTTAAACGCTGCGGACATCCGCAAACTCGATCCCTTTTTCGTCGGCTTTGATCGTCTCTGGAAACAGATTGACACTATGCAGCATACCGCGCATCCAAACGGCCGGCACCTTTCTTATCCCCCTTACAACATTCGTCAAGTGGCTGAAGACCATTATCATATCGAGATGGCAGTCGCCGGCTTCACACAGGAAGATATTGAAGTCATGCTACAGGATGGTACACTCACCGTCACAGGAAAGGTTACGAATGAAGAAGACGGAGGGAAACTTCTACACCGTGGAATCGCTAACAGAGCATTCACACGAGAGTTCACGCTATCCGACACTATCGAAGTGGAAGGAGCAGAACTTGAAAACGGGATCCTACTCATCTCGCTCAAGAACATCATCCCAGATCATAAGAAGCCTAAGACGATCAAAGTTACGTCCGGAGGTAAACTTATTGAAGGGAAAAAAGAACTCTTGACTGAAGAGTAATCTTATTGACTCTTATAGCAAGCTGTGATATAAATTAGAGTATGGCAAGCTTCTATACTTCAGTCGAGCGTACCGCAGCTGACATTCTTTATGTCGGCTACGAAGGGAACAGAAGAGTGGTCGAGAAAGTTCGCTTTCAACCGACCCTCTTCATCCCGACTCGCAACCAATCAAACTATCGTACACTTGACGGCGTCAATGTCGATACCATCCAACCCGGCAGCATGATGGATTGTCGTGATTTTATTCGAGAGAATGAAGCCACTAACTTTCGCATATATGGTAACCGAGACTACATAGCACAGTACATTAGTGATCGCTTTCCTGACGGATGCGAACCTGATATGTCTTTAGTCAATGTTATGTTCATTGACATCGAGGTGCAGTCAGATCAAGGGTTTCCCGAACCTTCTCTTGCGCAACAGCCGATCACAGCTATTACAGTAAAGAGCAGTAACGACGATACTTTCTATACATGGGGTATCGGTGGCTTCTCTCCTGAGATCTCTATTGTTCAAGATACACGAATAGAATATAAAAGGTGTATGGACGAACATTCTCTGCTCAAGAGTTTTGTTTCGCACTATCATAATAACATACCTGACATCGTTAGCGGTTGGAACTCCGAAGAGTTCGACATGCCGTACATAGTTAATCGTATCGCACGCGTCCTCGGCGAAGATCAGCTACGTAAGTTATCCTTGTTCGGCCATAAGCCTGAGTTGAATAAAGAAGGTACCATGTACAAGATCACGGGTACAACTCAACTTGACTTTATGAAGTTGTTTAAGAAACTCGGATATACATACGGTAACCAAGAATCTTACAAGCTCGACAATATCGCAAACGTTGTCCTTGGCGAAAAGAAACTTGATTACTCCGAGTACTCATCTCTTGCTGCTCTGTATCGAGAAAATCATCAGAAGTTTATCGACTATAACATTCGTGATACTCAACTCGTCGAACGCATGGAAGAAAAGACAGGGTTCATTGCTCTTGCTTTAACTCTTGCGCACAAGGCTAACTCAAACTACATTACATCGTTTGGATCCGTTAAGATCTGGGATACCTACATCTATAATGTTCTTCGTCGTCGTAACATCGTAATCAGTCAACCAGATCCGGTTCATGGAGATCGTAGGATCGAAGGCGCATATGTAAAGCAGCCTCTTACCGGCATGCACGACTGGGTTTGTTCCTTCGACTTAAACTCTCTGTATCCGCATCTGATTATGCAATACAATATGTCTCCTGAAACAATCGCCGACAGTGTTATGCCTGGTGTCGATGTTGAGACGCTGCTAACTAAGAATAAGTTTGATGTACCAAAGGACCATTGCTTATCCTCTACTGGGCAACTCTTTCGAACCGATACACACGGCATCTTTCCTCAGATCGTCGAGGAACTCTATAACGAACGATCGGTTACAAAGAAGAAAGCATTGAGCGCAATGCAGGATCTTGAAAAGATCAGCAAGGATGATATACATCAAAGATTTCAAGTAGAGAAAAAGATCAGCCTTTACAATAACCAACAGATGGCAGTAAAGATCCTGATGAACTCACTCTATGGTGCAATGTCGAACAAGTGGTTTCGTTATTATGATATTCGTATGGCCGAAGCGATTACTATCTCCGGTCAGCTTACAATCCGTTGGGCAGAACAGCGAATAAATAAATATCTAAATGAATTGCTAAAGACCGGTAATGTTGATTATGTCCTAGCTATCGATACTGATAGTTTATATGTTCGTCTTGGTGATCTTGTTAGCAAAGTTATGCCTGACGAAACTGATCAAGATAAGATATGTAAGTTTATTGATAAGGTGGCTTCGCAAAAGATTGAACCTCTTCTTGCAGATGCATACGAAGAACTTAAGGAGTACGTAAATGCATATGAACAAAAGATGGTTATGGCAAGGGAGATCATTGCGTCTCGGGTGGTCTTTACTGGCAAGAAACGATATATTGCGAACGTTCTAAACAACGAAGGCGTACAATACAGTTCACCAAAGCTCAAGGTAACCGGCATCGAGTCAGTTCGTTCTTCGACTCCTCAAGTATGTCGTCAGTTGATTGAAAAGACTCTTAAGCTTATCCTTAACGAAGACGAGTTTGCTGTTCAAGCATTTATTAAACAAGCAAGAGATAAGTTCAAAGGGTTGCCGGTTGAAGATGTTGCGTTTCCACGTGGAGTTAATAATCTGTGGAAGAAACAGAAGGAAGGCATCGGCGTACCGATACACGTAAGAGCCGCAAGAAAATATAATCATATGGTGAAGGAAAAGAACCTAAATAATAAATATGAAACGATTCAAAACGGAGATAAGATTAAGTTTACATATCTTAAGATGCCGAACCCAGCAAAGCAGAATGTAATTGCTTTTCCGATCATACTTCCTAATGAGTTTGATTTGGTAAGGTTCGTTGATTACGATATGCAGTTCGATAAATCTTATCTTGAACCGATCAAGAACATCCTAGATGCAATTGATTGGAATGTAGAGAAACAGAATACACTGGAGGATTTCTTTGGTTGATACTAACATACCCGCAGAATATGCAAACCTCGATTATGGTTTCAGTGCGGTAGACGAAGCAACGTTCAAAGCAAACCAAGCCGAGGCGGAAAGTACTCCGCCGTCGATAGACGAAAACGATCTCGCACGTATTTTTTTAAATATTTTGGAGCCGCTCGAAGATAAAATAGATACACTGATGACTCGCAGAAATGCAGAGGAAGCAGATGACGTACAGGTTGCTATTGCTCAAGCAACGGAAGAAGTAAAAGGCAAAACAGATAAGCTCGAGAAGTTGATCATGCCGCTTCTTGTTAATCTTTTAAAGACGGCCGATAAAGAATACATACATTGGCCGAATCGTGAAGCACAGGTTAAAAGTACTATCGATAAAGTATTGGCTATCACACGAGGCTAATATGGGTTGGCTAACTCTTATAGTCGCAATCGCTATATCAGGTGTTGCTGCCTGGTATAGTATCGTTGGTCTGATGGCCATCTTTGCGGCTGCAGCAATACCGATAGCAGTTATGGGTGGTGTACTCGAAGTAGGTAAGCTACTGACAGCATCCTGGCTCTATCAAAACTGGAAGACGTGTCCGAAACTGTTAAAGACATATCTTACGGCATCAGTCATCGTACTGATGTTTATTACATCTATGGGCATATTTGGTTTCTTATCAAAAGCTCACATAGATCAGACGTTGGTTGGGGGAGATAATTCTTTAGAAATTAGAGCCATAGATCAGCAGATCGAAAGAGAGCAGAGGAGAATCAAAGATGCCGAAATGGTCATCACTCAACTCGATAAAGCAGTCGAGACACTTATTGAATATGACAGGATCCGAGGTCCTGAAGGAGCCATCGCCGTGCGTGAAAGCCAGCGTATGGAAAGAGGCTCACTCGCCTCAATCATTTCTGAAGCGAGCGATACAATTAAACAACTACGGGATGAAGTTAGACCCTTACAGAAGCAGCAACTTCAACTCGAAGCTGAAGTAGGACCGATAAAGTATATTGCTGCGCTCTTCTACAAAGATACGAATAAGTCAGTATTAGAAGAAGCAGTACGCTGGGTCATCATCACTATCATATTTGTTTTTGATCCTCTTGCAGTTCTTTTGATTATATGCGCAAACATGACACTGTCCAAACCAAAGAAGATAAAGACGGCTGTAAATGTTGCAGATAATTGGAACGACATTGAAGTCGAAGCTGAAGAAGAAGAGATCATTGTACCCGTTGATGATCCTACGAATACTGTTGAAGTTGTAGAGATGGATATCAAAGATGAAGTCGACTTTGAGAGTGAAACAACTCTTGACAGATTTATAGAAGAAGAAACAGACTGGGATGAAAAGATTGTAGATGATTGGGAAGAACCTCTCTACAATGATCCTCAGATATCTGAACGTGAAGCACAGAACATGGAGGCTTTACGACAGAATGGTACTTTTGGACCAAACAGATCCGTGACAGCTTACGGTAACAATCAACCAAAAAGTGTTGACAAAAGCTAAGTAAAATATTATAATATCTGAATTATGCAAACTTCTATAGGAGGTATTGATGACCGACTTCTTTCGTAATATTGTCAAAGAACTAAAAGACGAGTACACAAATGTCGCAGCTGATGGATTGGGCTCTAGTGAGTTTAGCGATACTATTGATACCGGCTCTTATATTTTTAACGCCGCTCTATCTGGCTCCATTTTTGGCGGTGCGCCCAATAATAA